GAATTGTGCTGACCATATCCTCCGCCAGTACAGCTAACATCTTCGCCCCATGTTGCGTTGGTAATAGAAGCAGCGCTTCCTGTGGTTCCTGCTTGACTTCCTTGTCCGCCTGGACCACCTCCACCAACTGCAATAGTTAATGCTATTCCAGCCTCAACCGTTTTAACGGATTCAGCTGCAGCGCCACCTCCAGATGTTGTACCATAAGAACTTCTTAGACCGCCAGCGCCACCTGCGCCGCCGCCCATTGCGGCTCCGCCGCCGCCACCTGCCACACATATATATGACATTTCATAAGGGGCTGCTCCGCCACCTGATCCAAATCCTAAAACTTGATATCCAAAAGACATATTCTATTTCTCCTATGCGTCGTTAGCAGCGTCTGTTGTATAGAATATTTTTATTCCCACTAATCTTAAATCACCAGTATTAGTGTCTGTACCAGTATCGCGTACTAATCTAAAAATTGTATTTGTATCAGCTGCTGCACTTGCAATAGTAACTGCTCCACTTACAGCATTAACCATTAAATCATCTTGAGTTCCGCTTGCTGCTAGTGCTGTATTAGCCACTGCAGTTCCAAAAGCTAAATCGTAATCTACGTTATTAGCTACTGAACATCCTGCAAGGGTAAAACCACCGGTGCCTGTATTTGTTGAAGATGCAGACCAAAAAGTTTGAAAAGTTACTGTGCCTTCATCCCATGATTTAGGCATACATACATTAAACTGTACTGCTTCTGCTGTAGTAGTATCAAAAGCCATAGCTTTTAATTCAGGGTTTCCAGCTGTAAGCACTGTTTGAGCAAGTTCAGCTCCATTAGTTGTTTCTGGATACATTGCTACTGCGGGTACGTACATAGTTTCTAAGCCTGCAATTTTAACTGCTGCTGTTGCATCTGCTTGATCAGTAGCTTGAACTTCTCCTGTACCATTAGGTGTAAGAGTAATATTTCCGTTAGCCGCATCCGTTATAGTTATGGTTCCTGAACTTGAACCTTCATTTGTTGATAAAATTAAATCGTGAGCACCCTTGGAAGTAACAGTCGCATTTGCTGCAGATGTTCCTACAGTAATGACTCCTGTTCCTGCGGGTCTTAATTGAAGATTAACATTTGATTCTCCATTTGCTGCAATAATTGGGCCTGCAGTTCCTGTTGCAGCATTCGTGACTTTAACTTCATTAACAGCTGAGGCTACAACCCCAAAGGTTACTAATTCATTTCCACTATTATCTGCAATGTACTGACCATCGGTAAAACTAATAGCCACATCTTTCGAGGCATCAATAATATCTGTACCATTGTGATAACAGAAAGTTGTTACTGGTGCACTTGATTTGTTTTGTGGAAGTGCTCGTAAAGTAATTCCAGTAGCTCCTGTGACCTTAAAAGTTAAACTAAATGCTGAACCGCTTCTGTTTGTTTTATCAACAATAATATATCCTTTTTCGATATTTGCTGCAGGTGAACCTGCTTGAGCTGGAATATCTAATACTCTATTGCCTGCTAATGTTCCTGTTAATTCTAAAATATAATTTCTGCCGTTTGATTCTGAACCACTTGTCATTGCAAGTGTGACGTCGGCAGCCGCCATATCAATGGATATATAACCCCATGTTTCTGCGATTAAATCTAAATTTGTATTAGTTTTGGTACCCCATGTACCGGCATTTTCGCCAGTTGCCTGAAGTTCTATTCCTAAATTATTATATGTTGAAGCCATTTATAAATTTTCTCCTACGGTGTTGTCACATCTGTATACGTAATATTTGATCCAGTTGCAACATTACTATAAGTTTTATTTGAACCAGTGTCAATATCGGCATATGCAAAAATTCCACCTCCACTCGAGGTCGTCATATCCGCGACGCTTGCTGTTGCAGAAACTCCCGTTAATCCCATCGTCATTTCAGTAGGACTAATTGATCCTACACTGCCTGTAACCGACACTCCTGTCAAGCCTACAGCCATTTCAGTAGGACTAATTGATCCTACACTGGCTGTAGCAGAAACACCAGTAATATCTATTAATTCAACACTAGTAATTGTAAGGCTTCCGATAGAAGTTGTAGCAGAAACCCCACTTGGGAAATCAATCCAGGCAAAACCAAATGATCCAACTGAAGCAGTTGCTGATTGGCCGGATAATCCTTGAGTATGATCGGCCCCATTATTAATGGATATAGAACCTAAAGAAACAGTTGAACTTACACCGGTTGGTGTTTGAGTACTTGATCTAGTTTCAGTAACGGTTCCTAAGGAAACAGTTGCTGAGACTCCAGTAGGAAGTTCACTAATTGCATAATCAATGGTATAAGTGCCCCATGCACCATGACCCCAAAGATTATTACCCCACGTATTTATTCCACTGAGTGCAGTAGCTTCAACACCAGTTGGTGTGATAGTGACTGTGTCATCACCCCAGCTATTATCACCCCACCTATCTCTACCCCAACCAACATTAACTTCGCCGATCGCGGTTCCTAAAGAAAGAGTTAAACCAAAACCTGTAACTGAAAGACTTAAACCTGATTCGCCCCAGTTTTCTGTACCCCAAGTATCAGAACCCCAACCTGCTTCATTGTAAGCTGTAACACTTCCAATACTCGCAGTTGCGGCTTGACCACTAGGTTCTTGAGTAACGGTATCAGATTGCCAAGAATTGTAGCCCCAGGTTGTGCCGGCTTTATTCCAAGTATTAGCCATAAGGAGGTTCTCCTTATGCTATTCTTAGTATAGCGTCCGAAGCGTCAGCTGTTGGGAATTGAATTGTAAAAGTTCCGCTTGAAACTGTCTTATCTCCACCAAAAGCAATGGCAGCTACAGCATCAGTTGTTCCTGTGCCTGTACCCGTTGTCGTGTTATAAATTAAACACCCATTCGCGGTAAACGAAGCACTGGTCCATGAAACGTCAGAAAAATCACAAAATGCAGTCGTTCCACTAGACGTTGGAGTGACGCTAGTTAGCGCTTCTCCTCCGGCCGTGTAAGCAGTTCCAGATGTATTTGTAATTTCATTAGTAGCGGAATAATCAGTTGTACCTGCTCCTAAAGTCACTGAACTTGTATACAAAGCAATTTTGAATGTGTCGCCAGTCGAAGCTGTGAAATCCATTTGACCTTTAAGGATTAAAACTTTGAATGATGTACACACTGCTGATGTTATTGCCATAATTTACTCCTTGTTATTGAGGCGGAGACTCGATTGGTATACGAACTGTGCCGTCCGTATAATCGTCTCTTCGTCTTCTTCCAATTTGCATTGCTGCAAATTTCTCTAGTTCCTGTTTATACTTGTTTTCATATAGTGTCAACATCTCCATGGGACCTTTTAAAAATCCATAGGCTTCTACTAAACAAGCAAATAAGAGCCCTTGCGGGAAGTTTAAACTAATAAAATTGGTATTCTCTCCCTCTAAGGTAGTCTGCATCACATTAAAATGAATTTGAAAAGCATACGTGGCATCAGGAACAGGCGCCACCATAAATTTGCCTGAAGTCGTATCACTTAATCCAGTAGCTCCTCCAAATTGAGCATAATATTTAGGGCTTCCTGTTGCAGTATTAGCTGGAATATACTCATTTAAAAAAGTTTGATCTCTTCTTAAAAGAAATGTGTTAGCTCCCGTAATCGTTCCATCCGTTGCCGTATAAACTTGAATACTACGTATAAATAGACATCCTGCAGGGCAATTGTATGTCTGTTGTCCTACAATTAAAGATGCACTTTGTTGTTTACGATCTGCATCGATAGGCACATCGTACATAATTCTTTGTTGCGCATTTAAAATAAGATTTTCTAATATAGCATCAGTAAAAACCGTAGCACTAACTTCGGTATAGTTCTTAATCATTGTTTTTAATGTTGATGCGGTTATTCCTGACATTATGCTCTAGTGTTGACGGGTCCTGCGAACCCCTCAAATCCTCCTCCTGCTTGTGCTATTGTTGCTGCACTTACTAATGGAAATGTATAACTATTATCATCAACTTTAGTAATTGAATAAGTTCCTGCTACGCTGTCACCAGCTGAATGGGCCGATGCGGTAGTTGTTAATGGAGTTAAATTATATGTGGGTGCTCCTGTTCCTCGTGTTAATCCTGTTAAATCATTTCCAGATTTTCCAGTATACTCAATTGTTTCATTATCATTATTTGCTTCGTCTATGACAATATATCCTGCTGTAGGAAAATTGGATGCATCAGTCAATGTTAAAGTAGTAGCACTGTCTGTAATATCAGCGGCTAAAGTAGTTTCCATCATAAAAACTGAAGCTTCCACATCTCCAACAGGTTTAATAATATTTCTAAATCTTACCGCATCTCCTGTTGATCGTCCATGATCATTTTGAGTTACCGTAACTGTTGCGCCCACGCTTGTGGTAAAGGGATTATTGGGTAATATTGTAGGTGTATAAAATTCTGTTCTAGCTGGCCTAGGATGTTCCAAAGCTTGGGGATCTGCTCCTTTGGGTTTAGGAAATAATTGAGGTTGTTTAGATTCATATTCTGAAATATGAACCCACATACCAGTCCATTCTCTTACCATTTCTCTATAGGGAAAGGACAGACCGGAACGATCTGAAACCATTAGTGAATATTTACCTTTTGAAAAAATTGCCATTATGTTATCGCTGGGTAATATGCCTTAGGAGTTATATATGTACTAGATGGCGACCCATCCTCCGTTAACGCCCTAGCTAACTCATCTTCATAAAATAATTTTAATTCTTGTGCTCTTTGTGGTGCAAATTTTTGACTTAAATAAAAAGCTAAACCTGCTGTCATACAAGGAGCAAATCGATAGGGAACATTGGTTGCATTAGTAAAGGCCCCTACATCTTCAATTCGTTTTTCAAAATAAATGTGTAAAAAATTACTGGCTGCTGTTGAATTTGGTGTTGGATAAAGAGTTAAAGTAACTTTATCAATAAATCTTTGAATCCAAAATTGAGAGGGTGTTGATTTTGTTAATTTATTAGAGGTTCCTGCATAATCAGATCTATCAATTTTTTCTAATGTTGTGTCGGCCTGAGTTGTTTCACCTTTATTAGTTCGGTAAGCACACTGAGTAATATCAGACAATCCATAAGTGCTGGCTCCTGTAGTTCCACCGACAGTCGTTGCACTTGTTCCATCTCCTGTGGCTCTATAAAAAATGTATTCTGCTTGGCCTTCAACTAAATCAACATTGGTATCACCTACTTCCCAATAGTGAAGTCCACGATTTCCCCATTCTTGAAATATAAGATTTAATGATCTTTTAGCTGAACGTAATTGATTTCCTGCTGCGCCTACGAATCCGATACGTTCATAAGCATCGGTTATGATATCGTCTATATAGTATGTTTTGTCAAAAACAACTGTTCCCGATGTGGTATTTGCCATTTAGACTCCTACCCGTAAAATACGGTTACATGCGTTACTAATACGTTTGTTACTTTTAAACTCGTATCAACTCTAATTCCAGTTCCTGGAAGATTTACAGATCCAAAAACAGGTGCTTTATGACTTGTTGTATCTGTAGCCGGTGTATCAACCACCCAGACTGATGATGAATCATCCTTAAAAGTTATTGTTCCTGCCGCTACATTTGTAGGAACAGTAAAGGTACATCCTAAAACTCTTGCAGGACCATTGAACACAGTATGTGTATCAGCTGTAGTAATATTGTATGTTTTTATATCCACTGGATATGTACTCATAATTTTCTCCTTAGTCGTGAGCTCCCGAAGGAGCTCACATTATTTTATTTATTACGCTGCCCAGGCAAATGTGCCAGTTACAGCTAATGGATCACGTGCAAGATCGTATGCAAAGTGCCATGTTCCAGTTGTAATACAAGTAAAATACAAATAACAACCAATAGTTAATATATTAGTTGTTGCAGCCGCAGGTGTAAACGTGAGTTTCGTTTCACTTGCATCTGAAGTATCTATTGTCATGAGAGCTGCAGCGGTACTTGCAACTTTTGAACCTGTTGCGAATACATCGCTTCCAGCACAATCAAATACAAGAGCAGCTGTTCCGCCACTAGTTGTATCCTTTGATTGAGCATGAACTACAATATCTCCCTGTGTTGCCGCGGGTAAAGTTACCGTTTGTGCAGCCCCACCTGTAAAGTCATTGATTGTGATTACATTTTTAGTATAAGTCAACGAAGAACTCGTTGAAACCACCGTCGCAGTTAAACTAGTGAAATCTGGTTTTAGTCCCAGAGTTCTTGTAGTTATAACTCCTGTGCCAGTAGCTTTATTGATCTGGGCAAATCCTTTTTCGGATCGTACCGGACCATTAAACGTCGTGTTTGCCATGATTATAATCCTCCTAATTTATATGATGTAGTCTTTAGGCCGTCGACTATACTCGTCTACATCAAATTAATAATTGTATAGTAATTAATCTATAACGTAGATTTACGCTTAGCGCAAGGTATCCTGTAGTAAAAAGTTGATTTTTGATAGCGCTTAAGTGGCTATCGAAACTTCGGCCTTGGCTTCGGCTATTTTAGTCTGAAGTGTTTGTTCTTCAAACTCTTTGGCAATAATCTGTTTAACAATTTCCTGAATTTTTTTATCAATATATCCCATATGCAAAGTATATCTACCTTCCTTCAGGTGCTCCTGTTGCCACTCTAGTTCCAAGGACCGTTTCGTAGTGTATAGGTCTTCGGTCATTGATAACCTCCTCATAAGTTATCCATTTACCTCTTTTAGAAGTAAATCCATCTTTCTCCAGTTTTACCTCATTTTTTCCTAGTTTGTCAAGGATTGCTTTTTCTATATCTATAGCTGTATCGTTACATCTGACATTAAAATCAGCATAATAGCCATGATAGCGAATCTGTACTCTGAAGTTTTTCATAGTGAATTTCTTACTTTATAGTCGAAATGAGGCGACTTTGTGGCCGCCTCATCTCTAATTTGATTACGTACCTTCTACGCCAAATATACCTCTAGGATCGGATACTCCAAACGAGTATCTTTCTCTAGCTTTATATCTAACATTTCCAGTGTCGAAGTCACCTTCCATTGCGGTATTTAATGGAGCTCTAACAAACATTTTCATGCCGTTAGGAACGTCAGTGATAAGATACCAAGAATCAGCATCAGTTAGGTAATTGTTCACTCTGTATCCTTGAGGAATCATTCCCATACTGTTTACTGCATTGATGTCATTATCAGCTGTTCCAGTTCTACCTTGAGATTTTGTTAATCTCTCTGCATTGAATTGGTTTTCTGGTGGAATAATCATTTTAACACCTTTAGCCGCGATTAAAAGTCCACGTTCGTCAGTCATCTCTCCGATATCAATCAAAGATTGTTCTAGCGACGTTTCATTTAAGTCAGCTTGTGTGTCTAATGTATTCGAGAAAACACCATTCAAAGTTGGATGCGAAGTACTAAATAATGAAACACCATCACCTGAATCATAACCATCAGTCGTTGGTAGACCGTTGATTAGAGGGTTGACAGCTTTCACCTGTTTAGCGTTCGCCATGGAACGAGCCAAAGCTTTTGTATAACGAGAAGCGAGTCTATCGTAGAGATTATCTTCGATAGCTTCTTCTGTAATAGCAAAAGCAAGAGCCATTGTTTCATGAGTGTAACGAGCCGTGAATGTTTCCTGTGCTTGATCAAAAGATATTCCTTGACCTTCAGCCTTCACTTGTGCGTTTCCGAATCCTGATAACATTACTTCCTCTTCGAAAGCTCTGTCAGAAGATTCTATGTTATAAATTTCAGCATGCTGATTTTCATAACGCTTATACTCCAGGCCAAATAGTGCATTTAGACCTGGTTCTAGTTCTTTCACTAGCTGTGATCGAGATATAGCCATAGTTTAAATACTCCTATTATACTGCACTTGAGTTGAACAAATTTGCACGAGCTGAGCCTACAACAATCACATTACATCCAACCGCTGAAACATCGTTGTTTTCAGGGTCTTCTGCTGATCTCACTAATCTCCACATATAACCGTCATTGTCGGCTGCTATGTTAAGATCTGCTATAGATTGCCCAGACTTAGCTGAGGCAAGTGTATTGTTGTTACAGTTCATTCTTCGGCCTGTCATTGCAATTGTTACTGCGGCATCCGCTTTACAAAGATATTCTTGAAAAGGGTTGTCGTTAACAAAAGCAAAACCATCGGTACTGTTATCATCCGTATTTGGATTTGCAGCAAAAGTGGTACTCGCCGCTACAGTGTTTGCCCAAGTTGGTTTGTTTGTAGTGTTCGCAACATAAAATGCGCCATTAAAAACTCCAATTAGGGCTGTTGATGATACTGGTGAGTCAACATTGTAAGATGCTCCTCCAGTTCCAGTGTCGTCAGTTGTAGACGGAGATGCGTCCTGTACATACCCTTCATCTCCAGAAGAATTCTGAAGAGAAACTGGGTCATTTTGACAGATCGCTACACCTAAGCCGCTTTTAATTTTGTACTTTGAATCCCCAGATGTAGCCGGTGTATTACCAAGCGTCATCACAGGGACAAAGCCAAAACCAGTTGTCGAAGCGTTAGCCATATTGTTCTCCTTTGTTCATAGTTTTACCTATGAACGGTTAATTAAAATCGATGATAGGGAATTGGTTGTTATCCCGAGAAAATTAGCTTTTCTTTGTACCACCGAAGGTTACACGAGACTGCCTTTCAACATTGATAGGCATACTCTTATGTTGCTCCCTCATTAGATCGTGTTCGATTGCTTCGTCCATCCCATCTGTACGTTTTTTAATGTACGCTGTTCTGGCTGCTGCGATCTCTTCAGGTACCTTTGCAAGCAAAAGGCCACCGACCCCAATCATCCCCTTGTATTTCCCCGATTCAATTACCGGGTAGTCAGATGCATTTTCTATTTCTTCGCCTCTTACTAATTCATAACCAGATCGTAATCGACCTTGTATGTTTTTAGTATCGTCGAATCCCATAGATTCTGCTCTGATCCATCTGTACCTGAATCCATCAGGCGCAGGGGGTGCATCTAGAGAAGATGGAGGAACCCACACTTTTGGTCTTTCAGTCTTTGACCGTGTCTGGCTCGCACGAGAAGTTTTGTCTTTTTCTTTGTTCATACGCTATACCTCCTTCGTGAGTTGTCTTAATTGTTTTGCGTAGTCTTCGAGTGGCACACCTAATTTTTTCGCAATAGCGACTTGTGAAGGCGTGAGTTTCACAGTTTGGCGACCAGGTTTTACGCTTCTATTTGCAGAAGCCACCGACTGAACGGCTCTAGTCGTTTGTATAGTTTCACTTTTACCAAATTTATGGGGAAAGTCAACACGTATTCTCTTATTGATTTCATCATAGTACTCTCTGGATGTCGTATCAAAACCTTCGTTCATTAAATCCTTATGGATTTCAAAAGCTGTGAATGTCATGGGTCGATCTTGTCCGAACCATCTATTGTCAGCCGCCCAGGCTTCCGCTTGGGGATCACGAGGTTGTTGATATGGGAGATCTCTTGGAGTTCTCTCTGGTAATTTACCACCGTCTGATAGTTTAACGTCTTCTTCTCTACCTTCTTTTTGT